CTCGTCGTCCTCCGGAGTCTCGTCGTCCTGCGGGACCCCGACCTCACCGGGTTCCTCGTGCAGCACCTTCTCCAAGGCGCCGCCGCAGCGGCGCACGGGCACGGCGGCCGCCGTGTCGCCCTCCCCAAAACCGACGATTTCCGGTTTTCCACCAAAAAATGAGGGGCCATCAGCCACCAGAAACCCGATCGGGCCGAGGCTTCAGAGCACCGGGCCGCTCGTATCCTTGCCCTGTTCGACACCGCTGTGTCGGTGGCCAGCGCCTACGTTGGTGCCGTTGTTCGAGAGCCCGCCAGATACCGCCACGTTGCCGGCAATCGTGGCGCTTCCTGTGCCGGTCATGCCTGACTTCCAGGTCAGCGGCCCCTGCACCGTCAGGGCGCCCGTGCAGGTGGTCTGCGGTGCGGCCAGCGTCACGGAATCGGCCGCGTTGATGGTGGCCGTCTGGCAGTTGACGATGACGCGCCCGGCAGCTGCCACCGTGACGGTCAGCTGCCCCTGGGCGCTGTCGTAGTCGACCGTGCTGCCATCCGGGTAAGTGATGCGCTCGATGTCATGGCTGGCAGCCGGTGCCGGGCGCGCGTCCTGGTAGAGGGCTGGCAGCACGACAGCCTGGGCCAGATCCCCGTAGGGCGCCAGCACCAGCACCTGCTCGCCGGGGCGCGGTGCCGACCAGGTGCGCGTTTCGCCCGCGCGCCCAGTGATCCACGGCAGCCAGTCAGTGGTCAGCCCCCCGACATCGACCGTCACACGCGCGGCCGCTGCATCGAGGGCGGCCACAGTGCCGACGCGGATCAGGTTGGCCAGCAGCCGCTCGGTCTCGGCCAGCGCGTAGGCGTTCACCAGGGCGCCCCCCTGTCCAAGCGCAGGTAGTCGGCCTCGTGGTCGGCGCCGACTTCGGGCGCAAACGACACGGCCGGATCCGTGGGCGCGGTGCCGTCGTCGATCCAGTCGGATGCGCCCAGGTGGATCACCTGCTGCCACTCGGTGCGCCAGCATTCGTACTGGTCCAGTTCAGGATCGAACTCGTCAGGCCATGCGCCGATCACCATAGCCGGCCCCACCGAGCAGCCCCAGCGCTGCAGACGCGCCCAGGCCAAGAACTCGGCGGCCAAGCGCCGAACTTCCATTTTCGGGTTCCGGCTCCCCTGGCGAAAGCCCAGCACGAAGCGCGCCTCAAAGCGCGCGTTGACGGCCAGCTGGCCGGTGCCCGGGTCCAGGTCGTCGGCGGCCTCCATCTCGGTCAGCTCCACCAGGCACGCGGGCACGGGCAGGTTCTTCCTGTCCAGCCGGTACGCCTCGACCGTCAGCAGTTCGGGGAATCGCCGCCGAATGGCTGCGATGATGCCCTCATGGACGGCCTCAAGGGTGGTCACTGTTTGCGCATTCGCCATGTCAGCTCGTGTTCAAAGACCTGCAGGAATCGCGCGCGAAACTCGGCGCTCTCGATCAGATCATCCCGGAGGTAGTCGCTGCCAGGGTCTGCGATTTCGACCTTCTGGCTCTTGATGGGAAGGCGCGCCTTGCCCTCACGTTTGAAGACGTGCAGCTTCCCTCCCTTGCCCCGGCGGATGAAGCCAGATTGCACCTGGCGACCGCCGTAGGCGCGCACGCCCTGACGGTTCTGGCGGGCCTGCAGTCGGATGAGGCCCACGGGGTTGAGACCGTACCAGATCGGCACCTCGGCACCGCTGGACGTGCGCCGCAGGCGCGCCACCTTCAGGCGCTGGCGGATGACCTTCTGCTGCAGCGCCAGCTCTTTTGAGAGGCCGCGCGTCGAGCGCGTGCGCACCCAGCTGGCCATCTTGGTGAGCGTCGAGCGCATGGCGGCCTGTACCTGCTGGGGCATGGCACCCAGCTCCTCGATGATGCCCTCCAGGCCCTTGGCATCGATGGTCAGCTCGATCATGCGCGCTGCTCCGCCAGCGCCAGCAGCCCCATGCCGGTGCCGTCAGGCTGGGCGTTGGTCACCACGTCGTAGGCGGTGCCGTCAATCTCGACGACATCGCCCCGGGTCACGTCGCGCACGTCATCCCAGCGGCATGTCAGGCGCGGGCGGGTGCTGTCCAGCTCGTACTCGCCCAGCTCGGCGTTGAGGTACGGATCATCGAAGATGCCACGGATTCGGCGCTCGCCGCCATCCTGCAGGCGCACGGTGACCCAGGTGGCGAACTCGTCCACCTGCAGGAATGCGTCGAGGTCTTCCCAGGCGTGTTGCGGCATCTGCTCGCCCTATTCAGCGGGCCTTGCCGGTCCGTGCCTTGGGAGCGGCAGTCTCCGAGGCGCTTTCCTCCGGTTCGGCATTGCTGGCCAGCTCCGTGTCCTGCTTGGAGTTCTCCACACGCACAGCCTTGCCCTGGGCAATCAGCATGCGAGCGTCTGAGGCCAGAACCTCCACGGTCTGACCAGGCGGCACGACCAGGCCTTCAATCACGATTGCCGAGGTCACTTCGATGACGACTTGTTCTTCCATGTCATTCTCCTTGTTCAGGACCGCCCGGCAGTCGTGCCGCCGGGCGGCATCTTGCCTCAGCTCTTGCGACCCAGGCAGAACGACTCGGTGCGGCGCACCGCAAAGTCCACGTCCTGGAAGACAACGATGCGCAGCCGGCCCGACTTGCTGTTGCTGTACGGATCGACCGTCAGATCCAGGCCGCCCCACATCGCCACCAGCAGGTCAGCGAAGTTGCCCATGATCACATCGCCCTTGTTCACCTGGTTGGTGATCTCGGTGCGGTAGCCGTTGACGGTGTTGCCCGACTCCCAGATCGTGCCAGCCACACCCTCGTGCTTGAGCGCGGTCTTTGCATAGCCCCGGAAGCCGGCCTCCGAGACGTAGGCCATCCCGCTCACGTCGGCGTTGTCGACTGCGATCTGGGTCTCCATCTCCACCAGCTCGGCAAACGTCGGGCGCTCGGCCTTGAACTGCACGGCGTTGATGCCGGTCTGATTCGTGATGCCGCGCGGCTGCTGGTCACTGCCAGTGCCGTAGTAGCCCGCCTTGTCGATAGTCAGCGCCAGCGCCTTGGCCAGGTCCGCACGCACCAGCGCCTCGATGTCGATGGACGACTGCATCATCAGCTTGCGGGTGATCTCGGAGTACGCTGCCACGGTCTTGGGCGACAGGCTCACCTGGCCCAGCTGCAGCGCCTGCTCGGTGGCGTCCTGGTCCTCGCCCACCCAGTAGCCCTGGGCTGCTGCCACCTGTTTGGGGATGTCCACCGTGCCCACCAGGCCGCCGGCGACCGTGCCCAGCTGCATGATGGTGGCGCGGTTGCGCAGGATGTCGATAAACGACGACGCCAGCAGCGTGTTGGCCACCAGATAGCCGCCAGTGTCACCAGTGGCGGCGCCCGTCTTGGCGGTGTTGAGGGCGCGCGTCAGCACGTCCGCCGGGATGGCAAAACGCTCGCTGTCGCGGGCGCGTTTTTCGGCGGCAGCGCGTGACGCTTCGAACTCGAACGCCGCCTCTTCCTGAGCGCGGCGGCTGGTGGGCTCGGCCAGCGCGCGCACGACCTTCAGAAAGCTGAAGTTGCGCGCCTCCTTCTCGGTCAGACCGATGTCGGCGTGCTTCATCTGCTCGGACAGCGGCACCTGATGGCGGCCGTTGATGTGGTCGAGCAGCTGGCGCTGAAAATCAGCGACCGAGACGCCGTCACGGGCTGCATCGCGGGCCAGATCAGGCGCGTGGTACTGCTCGCCCATGTCCATGATGGCGCGCACGCGCTGGCGCTCGACCTCGGTTGCACGCGTGCTGGCGTGATCCGTCGTTTTCTCGGGCGCCGGGGCGTTGGTGACGGCCTTCTGGCCGCCGGTGACTGCTTCAGGCATGTCAGTAGTGTTCCTGGTGTTGGGTTGTTGCCGCGCTTCGGGCGCGCTCGCGGCGCCTGGTGCGACAGGTGAATCGATGTCCATCGAGCGCCCCACGCCGACAGATGTGTCGGCAGGCACGGAGACGATGGAGATCTCGAACGGCTCCCACTTGGTGATCGTCCAGGTATCCTCCCCGTCCTTGATCTCGGTACGCTCCGCGTCGATGATGCGATAACCAACCGAGACATGGCGGCGGATGCCGTCTGTGATGTCCTGGAAGATTTCCTCGGCTCGCGCGCTCTTGCCAAAGCGCACGACAGCCCGCCCCCGGCGGTCTGCGTCGATGGAAACGGTTTCTACGACCCCGATCTGTTTTTCCCAGTCGTGATCGAGCAAAAGGGGCGCGCCGTCGTTGAGGCGCGTCATCACCACCGCCTCTGGCGCGTGGCTCAGGATCTCGGTGCCGTACCAGCGCTGCACGGGCGCTTCGCTCGAAAACGCCAGCTCCACCGTGCGCGCGTCCTGGTTGACCGCGCCCACCTGGGCCGAGCGAAACGCACGCGCGCCGTCGCGTGCCCGGATATCGTCAAGCGTTGCCGGCATCGGCAGCGTCCTCCTGGTTTCCGGCCCGGGGCCGGGATTGCTTGGCCGTCTCGGCCATCACGGCCGCCTGCAGGTTCTTGTCGAACACGGCCGACTTGATGAACTCTTCGGGGATGCCCGCGTCGCGCATTTCCTGGATGTCGCTGGCGATCTCGCGCCACACGTCCGACGGGTCGCGTCCCTGCTCGCGGATGATCTGCCCGGGCGACATCAGGAGCTGGTTCTTGGCCGCGACGGCTGCCTGGATGTCAGACTGCGGATCGATCCAGGCCCAGCGCCGGGGCTGCCAGGCCACCTGTGCATAGCGCGCCAGCCGCTCGGGCTTCAGCGCCTTTCCCTTGACTCGGATGTGCCCGCCCAGCAGCGCCCTGGGCAGCCACGCATCAAAGACCGGCTGCACGAGGCTTTCGATCAGCCACTCCTGCAGCTCCTTCCACCATTCGCGCTCATCGAGCGTGCCCTGGCGGATGGAGGAGAAATTCACCCCCTCCAGATCGTTGGCCAGGTTGTTGTAGAGCACGCCGAACCCGGCCGCGATGCCGCGCAACATGGCCTTGTTGAAGCTGGCAAACTCGTTGGCCGGAAACTGCGGCGCCCATTCGCGCAGCTCGGCGCCCGCAGGCAGAAACATGAACTCGCCGGGCTGCGTCTCCAGCGGCATGTGCATCGCCTCGTCCTCGTCGTACTCAGGACCGCAGCCATCACGCCATTGGAGTGCGCCCATCTTGGATGCGCCCACGCGCGCATTGACCACTGCCGCGTCCTCGAAGCCCGCGAGCTGGCGCATCCGGAAAAGCCCCGTCGCCATCCACGGCAACCCTCGTTTCTGCCCCGTGAACTCGGGCAGGAAGCCGTGGATGATCTCGCTGGCTGGAACGCGCAGGCTGTCACGCCGGCTCTGGTTGTACCCATAGGCGTCCTCGCTCTGGTCGTCAGCAAAGTGGTACGCCAGCGGCCGGCCATACTGGTTGAATTCGATGCCAGCACGAATGAACCGCCCTCCAGGCAGGTCGTTCTCGTCATGCTGCGGATTGCAGCGCTGAGGGTCGAGCATCTGCAGCGCGATGCCGAACGGGCCTGCGTCGGCACCGAAAACCATGCGGAACATGAACTCGCCGTCGACCACAGCTGAGGCCACTGCTGCGGCCTGCAGCGCGCGCCACGACTTCATGCCTGCCACATCACACGACTCCCGCCGCGCCCAGAGCGCAAACGCATCCTCGATGGCGGCATTGGCATGCGTGTCGAGCCGGCCATCGTCGCCCCGGCTTTGTGCCTGCAGAAGCACCCCGCGAGGGCCGGCTACGTGGGTGCGGGCCAAGCGCACGAAGGCGCGCGCATAGTCGTTGTTGCGCACCTGTTCGCGCGCCCGCGCCACCAGCACGCGCTGGTGTTGGCGGATGATCACGTCAGCCTTGGCTGGCGTCGTGGTCCAGTCGGCGGCCAGCCGGTCAATGCGCGATCCGTCAAAGAATCGAGCCCCCGCCCGCGAAGGCGCGCGACCCTGTGGTCGCTTCCCCACTTTCGACGGGCTGCGGTCAGCGGCTTGCTCCGCCTCATGGGGCAGCGTGCGCCGCCTGAAAAGTCCTGTCAGACCCATTACCGGAACGCCACCCGGGCGACGCCAAAGAGCGTGCCATTACGCGCGGCCTTCGCGCGCTGCAGCTCCATGCGGTATCGGTCACGCAGCTTCAGCAGGTCTGCGATGGGCGTGCGCCTCAGCTCTCGGTTGTTGATCCGATACTGCTCCTGGTCGAGCGTAGCCCGCTTTTCCAGGACCGCCTCGATGGCGTCGAGCACACGCTGCACGTGCGAGCGCGCATCGTGGCCGGCTGCCAGCTGCGCAATGTCCGGTCGCACCGTGACCGTGCCGCTATCGATCTCCTCGATGTCATCGCCGCGCTGCATGCGGACGCTGACAGCGTACTCGCCGTGCAGCCACCCTTGAGTGATCGTTGCAGGGACATGCAGCAGATGATTGCGCCCATCAGGCACAGCGAGCAGATCGATGACCGACGGCCCGCGCAGCACCACCGACAGCTGCCACTCGGGCGCCGGGTACGCGGGCTGCACCACCAGACGTCTTAGCGTCAGTCCAGCCTGGATGCCGTTCGGGAAAAGTTCTGCCATGTCACCAGGAATTGATCCAGCCGCCTCGTCTGCGGGCCGGGGTTGCGCGGGTTCTGCGGGGTGCAGTGTTGGCAGGCGAAGCCTCCTTTTCCACTGGTGGTTTTTCCCGTGCCGGCATCGATGCGACGGCGCCACGATCCGCCCGACCCGTATCGGCCGACGCATCCCCGGTAGGCGCATCCGGCATACTCTGCGCCTCGGCTGCTGCCTCACGCTCTTGCGCATCGTCTGTCGCGCCCCTGCCGTCTCCAGGCCGAGCACTGCGGCGCACGGCTGTCGCCTGCTCGATATCCTCCTCGGTCAGCCCCAGGCGGCGCGCGGCCAGCTTCAGCGACGGATTGGTGATCTTGAGCGCTGCGAGCGCGTACACGCGGCAGTCCAGTGCCTCGTTGCGCTCGACCGTCTTGTGCCACTCCCGCACGGGGAAACCCCGCACGTAGCGCATCGTGAGCTTCTCGGCCGTGATCTGCCGGAACCACTCAGCCCCTCGCCCCTCGGGCACGTGGCAGTAGCCCGGGCCCGGCGCCTCGACGGCCCGCCGCCGCATCACCACCCGCTTGCCCCCACC